TCATTAAATGTACCATCTTCAAGATTGCAGTCTGACGGACAATTTAATCTTGGCAGAGCTTCTGAGATAACAAGAGACGAGCTGAAGTTTTCTAAGTTTGTCAAGCGTTTAAGAAGTCGTTTCTCAGAGTTGTTCTTGATACTCTTAGAAAAACAACTACTCTTGAAGGGTGTTGTTACAAAAGAAGAGTGGAAGGAGATGCGCCAGAAACTCCGCTTCAACTTCGCTGAAGATAACCATTTCTCTGAGTTGAAAACATCTGAAGTAATGCGTGAAAGATTATCATTGCTCCAAGACGTTGATCAGTATACAGGCAAATACTTCTCTACCGCATGGATCCGTAAGAACGTGTTGATGCAGTCTGAAGAAGATATTGAAGAGATGGACAAAGAAATCGCTGATGAAGGCGATGGAGAAGATGACGAATTGTAAGAGGTTTCTCTTATAAATATAGAACAAATTGGAGATTAATATGAGTGATGAGCAAACAGTAACATCTTTAGATGCAATCAATATGGCAGCTGAAGGTGATGTGACAGGTTTTAAAGATGTCGTCAATGACTTATTGATGGACAAAATTAAAGACGCTGTAGAAATTAAGAAGCATGAAGTTTCAACAAACTTTATGTCACAAGATAATCAAGACGCAGAGGATTAACAATGCCTATCAAAAGATTCAAGTCATTCGTAGCTGAAGCAACTGTTCCTGGAAAAGCTGGATCAGGTGCTAGACCAAACGATAAGACTGAAAAAGATGCTTATGAGCCGCGACCAGAAGGCGAAAAGAAGTTTAAAGCTGCCCATAAAATGGATCATACAAAACATCCAGTGGCTGGCGATCATCAGTTTAATGGCGATCGTTCTGAGATCACTGAAGAAACTGAAGCCGAACAAGATGAGGAAACTGACTTATCTGAGGGCAAAGTTGTAGATCAATTAAACGACATTGTTAAGAAAAAAGCAGCAAAGAAGGTTAAGTTTGGTAACGGTAAGTCTGAGACAATAGACATGACTACTGCATCTGCTCTTGTTAACATGCTAAATAAACTAAAGCCTGCTAATGCGGCAAAGGCTGAAAAGATGTTAGAGAAATCACCTGAAGGGATGTTTCAGTTGGTTGACATCGCGTTCGGAGGTAAGTAATGAAAGTATTAGGCACAGCAACGGCACTAGCCACAGGAACGACAGGTTTCAAAACAACTGGTCAGCACGCAGTCTATTTGTTTAACAGCCATACTTCTGCTGCGGTTGCAACTGTTCGTAATGCTGCAGATGGCGGTGATGTAGGAACAATTTATGTTGCTGCAGGTTCTGGCATTGTAGTCCACTTAGCAGATGGTCAAGGTCTGCGTGGCGCAACAACTTTCTTCGGCACAGCTATAGCAAACGCAGGTTACTGATATGAAGCTGATATGCGAAGTAAACGAAGATATTAATTATCTTACAGAAGCCAAAGATGAAAATGGTAAGAAATCATATTTCATTGAGGGTGTTTTCTTGCAAGGCGATATCCAGAACCGTAACGGTCGAGTGTATCCTGCAGAGATCCTAGATAAAGAGATTAAACGATATTCTGAAGAGTATGTCGATAAGAATCGTGCATATGGCGAGCTTGGTCATCCACAAGGTCCAAGTATAAACCTTGAGCGCGTTTCGCATATGATTACTGAGTTGAAGCGTGATGGCTCTAACTTTCTCGGTAAAGCAAAGATCATGACAGAAACGCCTTATGGTGCTATCGTTAAATCTTTGATGGATGAAGGCGCACAACTAGGTGTCTCGTCTCGTGGTATGGGTTCAGTCAAACAAACTAAAGGCGGTGTTGGTGAAGTTCAGAGTGACTTCTACTTAGCGACTGCGGCTGATATTGTAGCTGATCCATCTGCTCCTGATGCTTTTGTTCAAGGCATTATGGAAGGTAAAGAATGGGTTTGGGAGAACGGTATCATTCGTGAAGCTAATATCGCTGACTACCAAAACAAAGTCAAGACATGCTCCGCTAAAGAGCTTGAAGAGACCAAGTTGGCTGTGTTTAGAGACTTTATTTCCAAATTATAAATTTTTATAAATAGACTGTATTCAATTAATTAAAGGAGAAATCCATGTCTGATTTAGAACTAGAGGGTGTAGAAGTTGAACAAACTGATGACGCTCTCGAAGAAGCGAAAGCTGCTCCAGAAGTTGATGGCGAGAAAGTCGCTGACGATGCTGGCGTAGAAATTAAAAAGGGTGCTCCAGCGCAAGTTGCTGCTCCTAAAACAAAGGTCGGTATGATCAACGCAATGATGGATGCTGTTAAAGGCATGAAGAAAGACGACATCAGCGCATCATACGGTAAGATCATGGCATCTTTGAAGGTTGAAGGTTTTGACGCTGAAGAAGTTTCAGAAGAAACCGAAACACAATCTATCAAAGAAATCCGTCAGATCAGTGCCGAAGACGTATCTATTGCTGAAGATGTTGAAGCAATGTTTGGTGGTCAAGATCTTTCAGAAGATTTTGTATCAAAAGCTACAACTATCTTCGAAGCTGCTGTAGTATCTAAAGTCAACGAGATTCTCGAATCTGTTACTGTTGATTTTGAAGCAGAGCTTGAAGCAGAAACATCAACAATTAATGAATCTCTTTCATCACGTTTAGACGACTACCTTGAGTATGTTGCTGAAGAGTGGATGCAAGAGAATGAGTTGGCAGTTGAGCAAGGAGTTCGTGCGGAAATCGTTGAGAACTTTATGACTGGTTTACGCAGTTTGTTCACTGAGAACTACATCGATATTCCTGAAGAGAAAGTTGACCTTGTTGACGAATTAGCGTCTAAAGTCACTGATCTTGAATCTTCAATTAATGAAGAAATGGAAAGAAACATCGTTCTTCGCAAAGAGTTAGTAGAATCAAAGAAAGCTGCGATTCTAACATCTGCTTGTGAAGGAATCACAGAGTCTCAAGCTGTTAAGCTAAACTCTTTGTCTGAAGGCGTTGACTTTGAAGACGAAGATTCTTATGCTGCTAAGTTAGAGACACTCAAAGAAAGCTACTTCCCAAGTGAAGAAGTTATCAGCGAGCAAGTGGTTGTCGATGAAGAGCCTCTTGAGTTAGATGAATTAACTGAAGAGACAGATCATGCTGATCCTAGCATGAATGCGTACTTGAATGCCATTTCAAAAAGCATTAAAAAGTAATTTTTTATAAATAATCAAGTAATTTAATAAAAGGTCTTATTTTAAGGAGAACCTATAATGATTCAATCTGATAGTCTACAAAAGAAGTGGCAACCTGTGCTTGAGCACGCTGATCTTCCTTCGATCACTGACGCACACAAGCGTTCAACTGTTGCAACTCTTTTAGAAAACCAAGAACGTGCTGCTGCTGAGCAATCTGCTCAAATGGGTGGCGCACACGCTCCTTCGCTTTTAGGCGAAGCAGCTCCTGTTAATGCTATGGGTGCTTCAAGCTCTACTGCTGGTGACGGTTCAGTCGATACTTTCGATCCTGTCTTAATCAGTTTAGTTCGTCGCTCTATGCCTAACTTAATCGCATACGATATCGCTGGCGTACAGCCAATGACTGGTCCAACTGGTTTGATCTTCGCAATGCGTTCACGCTACACTGGTCAAGCTGGCACTGAAGCAATGTTTGCTGAAGCTGATACTGGCTTCTCTAGCTCTGCTGCAGGTAACACTGCTTCTATCGGTGCAATTGATAGTGCTGCTGGTGTTGCTCAAGCTGGAACTGATCCTGCTGATCGTGCTAATAACGGTACTGGCTACAACGTTGCGACTGGTATGTCTACTGCTGACGCTGAGAAATTAGGCGATGGCGCTGCTAACGCATTCAACGAAATGGCGTTCTCGATCGAGAAAGTAAGCGTAACTGCTGTATCTCGTGCGCTTAAAGCTGAATACACTATGGAATTAGCTCAAGATCTTAAAGCTGTCCATGGTCTAGACGCTGAGCAAGAGTTAAGTAATATCTTATCAACTGAGATCCTTACTGAAATCAACCGTGAAGTAGTTCGTACTATTAACTATTCTGCTTCTGCTGGTGCTCAAGGTCAAGTAACTACTAACGGTACTTTCGACTTAGATACTGATTCTAACGGTCGCTGGTCTGTTGAGAAGTTTAAAGGCTTAATGTTCCAAATCGAGCGTGATGCTAATGCAATCGCTAAAGACACTCGTCGCGGTAAAGGTAACGTGATGATCTGTTCATCTGATGTAGCTTCTGCTCTTCAAATGGCTGGTGTTCTTGACTACGCTCCTGCGTTGAACAACAACTTGCAAGTAGATGACAGCGGTAACACTTTCGCTGGTGTATTGAACGGTCGTATTAAAGTATACATCGATCCATACTTTGCTGATGCAACTAACAACTACTACACAATTGGTTACAAAGGCGATAGTGCTTTTGATGCTGGTATCTTCTACTGCCCATACGTGCCTCTACAAATGGTTCGTGCGGTTGGTGAAAATACTTTCCAACCTAAAATCGGCTTTAAAACTCGCTACGGCATGGCTGCGAATCCTTTCGCAACTACTGGTGCTGCAGCAGCCATCGGTGACGGCTTAACTGCTGGAACTGCAAACAAATACTACCGTTTAGTGAAAATCGCTAACTTGGTATAAGTTTGATAAAAAGATCTGTCTTAACAGACGACTTTATAAGAGGCTCTTC